GCCCATACGATACCCTGTTTTGCTTACAAGGCGGTCTACGCTCATATATGGCGTTCCCTTGCCTAGAAACGAAGATACCGCACCAAAATTAAGCGATAATGACTCATATCCCGCTATCTGTGTTTCGCCACCGATCAATCCTTCGCCTTGCCATAAGTCATACAGAGATACTACCTTGAGATTGTCCTTAATAGGTACGGTCATCTCAAGTTTACCCCATTTAAAATACGCCTCAACCTCATCTGCTTTAACAACTGGTGCAAATAATGCCAATACAAATACTGCTAACAATACTTTTTTCATAGCTTACCTTCCTTTATAAATTTATTGTGCTTCTCCCTAATATCTTTTAGTTCTCCTACGTCTTTAACTTTCAATATTGTTTGCTCTTTATAAAACTTCTTTTCAAGAGTGCATTTAAGTAGCTTTTTTAGTACGAAAAACTGGTTTCCTATTAATACCGTAATTATAGTAAGCAGTCCGTATATGATTTTCCACATTAAACCAGAGTCATTTGTTACGTTACTTTGATTGCCCTTAATTACATTGTTCGTATTCTTTATATCACTCTTTAATGCCATTACTGCGTTTGCGTTTCCTTGAGCAACTGCATCTACTTTTACTTGCAAATCGACACATAGCTTTTCAATACCCGAAACCCTACCATTAAACTCTTGCTTTACTCCATTAATCTCGTCGGCTACCTTCGCTTCGATCATACCCTTAAACGGACTCCACGCAAAAGCAGGGATACTTGTTGATGAAATTAAAAAGAGTATAACTAATATTTTCCGCATAAATCCTCCTATTTTTTTAACAATATTTCCAGCTTTGAATCTATGTTAGACAGTTTGTTGTCTAGTACAACCTCAATCCTTGTTACCCTTGTGTCTAAACCCTCAACCCCTGATAGTGCCTTTTTAGCAATAGCCGAATTATCGTTGATCATAACCCACGCACCACCGGAAAGAAACACGACAATGACTATAGAAGATACCACCTTCACAACTAAATCTACCTTCATTCTGTTCTCCTGTGCCATTATCGTTCTCCCTTTTTAGTCTTTTCCTATAACCTGATGCGAATTTGTTCCTACTGAAACATCGTATACATTAATATCATTATTAACAATAGATTCAATCTTTTCTGCTGAATAGTCGTCAAGTGCATCTTGATAAGTGTTGTTATCGTTCTTGTAACCAAAATAAACCGACATCTGCGAATTTGTTCCTACTGAAACATCGTATACATTAATATCATTATTAACAATAGATTCAATCTTTTCTTCGGCAAATACTGGTATTGAGAGTAATAGTACAAATACTGCAATTAAAAGTTTTCTCATTGCTGTTCCCCCGTTTTATTTACTGTTATGATAATTGATGGCATTGCTGGTGCTATTGGAACCGTTGTCGCTGGTATTGCCAATAACTCAGTAGAGGCGTTATTTGAATACATAATTAAACATATCTCATCTCCTGCGTTCATATCTAAATTATAAAATACCGTTTCAACTTTTGGTGCAGAACTGCCAGTAAATTGCCAAATCGTATTGGAATATGGAACATCTATATTATTTATTCTGGGAAATATAAATAATCGATTACCATTTGTTCCTTGTGGTATAGCTGAAAAACCAATAAGATACGAACCACCATCTAAAACAGTAACACAACCCGTTGCCCCGTCAAATGTTATTCCCCCATGTGAGTCAATCGTACCATCAAGTGTGATAGTCTGCGTTGCATTTACCACCGCTATTGACTGAGTTGTGGTTGAATAAAAAGTAGCGTGATCCATTCTTATTCGAGTTTTTCCCAACACGTTTAAGTCTTGAGTTGTAACGAATGATGATACATAAACACTAGGAGTTGTTATACTTCCCGTCCACGTCGGGGAAGAATCAAGTCTTGCGTAGTTATCCCTCAATTCATTTATAGTTGCAGTGGTATCAATAGCAACTTGGTATAGTTGCGTGGTGATTGCATCTGTTGAATTTGATACATCTAATTTAATTGCATAAGCTGATAAATCAGGAGAAGGTACAAGATTTGTAGATATTGCTACTATTTCAGACGAAGTGTAACCATTTAAAAGAGCAGAGTCAAGAACATAGGTAGCTGTGCCTAGAATTATATTGTTAAATACGGGTTGACCTGAAACGGTTTGACTTCCCCCTAACAATAGAAATTGACCCGAAGTGTAGCCACCTAGATTCTCCGCAGATACGTCGTCCCATTGTTGTCTTTTAGCTGGGTTCATAAATGGATTAAATCTATATGTCGTGCTTCCGAACACAACCGTCGGTAATTCGGCGTAACAATATGAAGGTACGATCAAGAATAATATAAGAAGTAGTTTACGAATAAGCATAAGTAGCTCTATTGTTCCATATTTTTGTATCTTTATAAGTTCCTTCCGCTCACGTTCTATCACCGTTTGAATCGGTTTTTGATATTCTCCACACGCCTTTATCGGTATCAGCGTACTTGCCAATTTGACACCAACCCTCATATATTGCGTTAGAGTTTGAGGGATCTATTCTTGATGATTGGGGTCTGCCGTCTTGCCAAAATGTCTTGTTTCCCACAGTTACCTCCTCCTGTCTAGTTTTTCTTTAATTAAAAGTGCTATAACCCAAAGGTTGACGACTAAAATAAATGTGCTAACGTCGGCATTTAAGTGAGTGTAATAAACCGATAAAATACAAGCTGAGATTGTTCTCATATTATTTATTTTCATTTAATAAGTCCTTCCCTATTTTTGAGCCAAGAGTCTTTTTACCTTTCTTCTTGCTCATTGACACTAACTGTTCCCATACGTTATCTGATATTATTTTTTTCTTTATCAAGTCTTTTAAATATGTATTTTTCTCTTTCCCTGTTTTAAGTTCACTTACTTTAGACCATATATATTTAAACCGCTCTCCATTTGTATCACCTAACTGCTTAGTCAACCTTTCGATATAGGTCAATTTATACTTTTCGTTTTCTCTTAAATGTTTTATCTTTTTCGCAAGGCGCGGATTGTTTTCCTCCATTTTGTTGTAATTTTCATTCATTTCTTTTGCGGGTATCTGTTTCATTCCTTCGTAAACTAACTCCGCTTCTTGGTTAAAATAAAACCGTTCTTTATCTTGTTTCTTTAACGCATCTTTTAAACTCTCAAACTCTTTTGACTCGCCACGTATTCTGTCTTCGGGTATGTCTCGGTAAAATCTACTTATAAACGGTATTTCTTTTGCTTCTATCTTACCCTTTTTCACTCCGCTTATAGTTTCAAACACTTTTTGTGTAAATCTGCCCGTACCACCTACAAGCTGTTGAAATGCGTAGTTCATATCCGCTGGGGATATTTCTATTCCCTTTTCTCCGAGTTTGCGCGTCCAACCAATAAACTTTTTTCCCATTAATTTATCTTTTAAGCTATCGAAATACTTTATAGAATCGGGAGCCGATTGGTTCCAGTTAGGTCTAATCTTCCCACCAGTCCACGATCGGTTTCTTGATATGTCTATGCGTAGGTCAAGGATTGTGGGTGTTACCGCAGAAACTATGTCCGTACCGCCTACGGGGTTATATCCTTCCCATATTGCCGCCAAAACCTTACTCATGGCAGTTTTTATATCTTTTTCATGTCCTTGTGTGTAGTCTATGAAATAATCCATACCAACTTTAATTGGTTTCAGTCCCCACGATACAGGGATTGTAATATAACGCACACCCTTATTAGAAGGTAGCATAATAGTTATTCCGTTAAGTCTATCCCACTCGCTTACTTTACTTCTCCATTCGGGGTCTATCTTATCGTTATATTCGTTGATAGCGTATATCGAACCACCGATAGTAGCTAAAACCATTCCCGCAACCTTAGGGTCTCTCATTGCCCGTAACATCTTAGCCGAACCCTGTACTGAAGCGTTAGAGAACATCCATATACCGTTAGTCATGGGAGACAAAGCGCCCATTTTGTTAAAATTAATTGAAGCTTCTTTCGCGTATACTGCCGACTTTTTTCTACTAAGTCCTTGAGATAACGACTGCCTATAAACCGAAAGTCTTGTAGAATCCTCAAATATGGCGTTCCAGTTATCAACTACCCGCAAGGCAATTTCAGCGACTTTTCTGGGTTTATTTCTATTAATTCTCCGTATTTTATCTATGTCTATTTCTGTTTGTTTTTTAGTAGAAAGTCCAAGCCCACCAGTCGTTCCGCCGTCTTCTTTCATTTGCTGGTAAAGTCTCGCACCTTCCGTATCCTTTCCACCCATATAGTCAACTACTGCCTTAATACTTACGGGGTCTTTTATAGCAGTCTTCGCCGCACCCGAAAAACCTATATCTTTCTTACTGGCCATATACACCATTGTTTCCTGTAAATCTCTTACTTTGTTCGGTACGGCAAATTCGGGGTTAAACCTAGTCATAAGACCGGCATAGAACCTTGTAAACGCAGCCACCATTCTCGTTAAATCGTCTACCTTAATTCTGTTTACACCACGAAACGCAACTGCTATCTGTGGGTCGTTTATCTTCAAATAAACTTGTTTGCCTTTTTCTCTTACCGGTAAAACAGAGGGGTCATTTATGTGTTCTTGTATAAACCCACCTTCAAAAGTCTTACCTATCGTTTTGGGTTTTATTTCTTCAAAAAGTCCGTCAAAATAATCGTTATCTCTAGCAAAATTTAAAGTGTGGTTATCAACAATATTCTTTTCTGACCTTGCAATAGCCGATCGTAAATTAGCCGTTACATTACCCAAAATATCAGCTACTTCCTTTTTACTCCCAAAAGCTCTCTTAATTCCCGTACCTTGAACATTGAAACCCCTAGAAGTCAATATCTGTACAAAGTCCTCGGATTCACTCATTACTCTGTTTAATGGTATATGATTAGGGTACAACTTTCTTAATTTATCGTAATCGCCCTGAGATATTACTTCGCCTTCAAGTAAGACATCGAGAGTTTTTTCGTTTAACTTTTTTATATCTTTAGCTATTTGCTTTACTTCTTTACCATAAGACTTCCCTTCTATCTCTTTAATATTTTTACTTGCTTGTTCGCTAGTTATTCCCGCCGATTCTTCGCCATGTACGACGTTCCGTTCGGGTGCGTGTTTAGCTATTAAATACCTGTCAATATCCTTGTTTATTTCAGGGGATTTATACTTCTTTTCAACTTTTGCTATTTCCTTGTCAATATCGCTAATTTGGTCTAAAGTATCTTCCATGCGAGTGCCGACACGACCCCAATACCTAGTCTCTGCCTCGTAAGGATTATTAGCTTCGGTTAGCTTAACACCTTCTTTTTGGGTAAGCTTTTTAACCCTTATCCAATCGTCCTCTATCTTTTCTCTTAAAGTCGTCCAGTTTTTGTTCACATACTCTTTTGTCTTTTGGGTTACCTCTAAAGGATTAGCAACCACACCTGATTCCTCGGTAAACTTCTTATCTGCCTTACCAAACACCTTCTTTTCCTTAAAAACCTTCTCGGTCTTACCTAGTTTTTCACTCACCGCCTCACTAGTAACCCCGTCAATAGGCAATGACAAGGTACTTCCAGTCTTAGGGTCATTGAACATAGCCATTGACTTTACATCATCAAAACCTTCTTGTATGCCTATAAACTGACCACCTGACTTTTCTATGGTTTGCTTTACAGAAGTCTCATCTACCTTATTGGCTTTGTTCCATATCTCGGTTAGTTGCTTGTCTGTGTATTTTATGAGTTTATTTTTGTTGTCAGAATAAATAAATTCTGCACCTACCCCAAAAGGTTTATTAGAATCAAATTCATCAGGAAAATCGTGTATTAAATCTTTAGCTTTAACTTTCATACTAACAACATTATTTTTACCCGCATAAGATTCGGCAGACATACTATCTGTTGTTACAAAATCACCATCTACAATCTTAGCATTAATGAGTTTTTTATTACCATCAGATACACCACGATAAATAGTAACATCTAATTCTGGGTCAACACCTAAATCGCTAATTCTTTCACTTCCCTCTGTTGTTCCAAATTTTCGTATATTAGGATTATATCCACTATATTGAGTAGCACTACCTCTATATGTTGAAACCCACTCCTCAGCAGACTTATACTTCCTAGCTTCTTCAACTAAAGGGCTTGATTTAGGCGTTTCTACGGGCTTAACCTCGCCTTGGGGTATTTCTACCTTTGGTGGGACTTCGCTGACTACGCCTAATTTCTGTGCGTCTGGTGGGGTTGTGGGGGTTGGTTGGTAAATTTCTTTACCTGATTTAGGCAACATCACCGCGCTTTTGGGTATCTTGGGGGTTATTTCGGGGATTGATTTAGGTTTTACTATTTCCGTACCTTTTACACCGCCTTTTACGACGCCTTTTACACCGGGTAACTTAGGGCTAGGCTTGACTTGTACCATAGGTTCCCATTTCTCAACGCCAAAAGATGCCTTTATGTTCTTCTCCGTACTGCCTTTAACCACGTTTTTAAGCACTTCAGAGACGGATTTAACGTCTTCTTTTGAGTATCCCCGATTAGTCATCTTACTTTCTACTTCTTTTAAGGTAGAGTCTAAAATGCCCTTATTTGCCATATTAAGTAAAGTACCTAAAAGAGCTACGTCGCCCACCATTTCGCCTACTGAAAGGCCAAGTCTTAGCGGTTGAGGTGTGTCGTCTGGTAGTAAATCGGTCAACTGCTTGGTCTGTAACGGATCGTATTTCTGTCCCGTATTGCTTGAAACCGATAACCCTTTTAACTGGTTAAATATTTCAAACCCCATAACGGCAATAGGACTTGCCATTCCCGAAGCTATCAACGGCGCACGTGACATAATGAAGTCTTGACGTTTCTTTACCTTCATCGCCTCGTCTTTACTATCAAAACCCACGGTAGCTATATTATCGGCTAATTGGAAAAGGTCTACATCGAGGTTCACTTCGGATTGTATTTTTTGTTCTTCTGGTGTTATTTGCCCTTGTTCTTTAAACGGAATTAAAGAGGGTTGGTTTTGTAAGTCTGCGGGTTGTTGGTTGGAAAAATCAAGACCACCAGTAGTGGCTAGTTCTGTACTCGTATCAGCAAGTAAGTCAATAGGTTTTCTCACCTTGCCTATCATACTGCCTAAAGTCTTTTTGGCAGAGCCAAAAGATTCTTTAAAGCTATCCCACGGTTTAGTTTTTTCTTCACTAAACTTTTCCCACGGTGGTGTAGATGTTTCTTGTGGTGTATAAAGTTCCCACGGTTTAGGCATTATTAATATCCTTTATTTAACTTTCTTCCAACTACTTTGAGAAGATGGGTCGCCACCTAAAAACTTATAGCCATCTACAATATCTCCTACTTTGGGTTTTCCAGTAACCGCAGTATCTTCGGTCTCATCAAAAAGGTCTGCATATGTACCTTTCGCATCTTTTTTACCTAACGCCGTTGCTTTCGATCTACCGTATGGGTCAAGACCAAGTTCAGTGTCAGCTCCCCTCTTTGCCTTATAATCCTTCAATCCACGTTCACTCTTTTGCTCTGGTGTCTCTGGTATTGATTTTCTTGACGTGTATACGACGTTGTCGGGTATTTTACCAGTAGCGTAAAACTCTTTGTATGTGTGTAAAATCTGTGCGATATTAAGAGGTTGACCACTTGACTTGCTCGTTAGAACACCGTTTTTAATGTACTCTTTAAAAAGGTCTCTTTTAAATTCTTTATCTTCGGAAATAGCAGTATTCTTACCTTTAAAGTAACCACTCGCCGCACTCTCGGCTATGTTACTCAAACCCTCTGCTAAAGGGTTTCTATTGTCCTGTTCAGCTTTATACTTCGCCGCTTCAATGTATCCGCTTCCCATGATAATTCTCCTTATTTTGTTTTATCTGTTGCGCCATATTTACTTGAAAGTAGTGGGCTACCTTTACCATATCCAAATCCTTGAAAATAGCCACTCGCTACCGTAGAAAGAACTGGTGCGACATAATCAAACGCACTCTTCTTATTAGCGTCTGCGTACATACCAGCGACCTCTCTTTCGTTGGCGTTCTGTATTCTCATTAATTCCTTGTTCTGATAAAATGAGGTATCTGCTTCCCTTGTAGATTGTATGTTTCCTAAAATCTGTGAAGAAGTACCTGCCGCTATATTTCTACCTTGCATTTCAAGTTCTTGTTTATCTGACATTGACTGATCTCTCTGTGTCCACGCCCTTTCAAGCGAAGCCCACGCAGCCTCACGTTCTTGTGCGTTAGTAAACCTAAAAGCGTTACTCTCAAATTCAGCTATTTCCTGTAACTTTAACTTTGAGTTTTCAATTTGCTGTTGTTTGTAGTTGTACTGTGACCACGCCGTTCCGTACTGTTTTTCCCATTCGGTTAGTTTCTGTTGGTATTCTACTTGAGCGGTATCTGTCTTGGCTGATAACTCGTCTTGAGCCAAAGTAAAAGACCTTCCTTTCCGCGCTTCTGCCCTGTCGGCTATCAATGCGCTTAACTTGGTCGCCCTATCTCCTGAACCCGCACCGTATGGATCTTGAGCGTCAAGAGTCCTTAGTAGTCTTTCCTCTTCCTTAGTGTCGGCTACCTTATCCCAGTCTTGAACGGTTAAATCCCAATTCTGAACCATTTCAGGTGTCAAAGTCGGTGCTTCGTACTTATCGGTCATTTCGGGTTCGACAAAATCGCCTAACTCTTGGGCTGCTGTTTCTTGATACCCAGCTTTTAACTGGTCGATTGTTTCCTTTCCCGGGTCTTTGCTATAGTCATAAGTAGGTATGTCCTCGGTTCTGTCAATGTTTACCTCGGCATTAAAATACTCACTTGCTTGGTCGGTCAACCCAGAATCAAGATACTTTTTCGCCTTATCGTAAACCTCTTGAGTAATTAATCCATGTTCTAAAGACTTATCTAACTGACCTTGTAATTCTCCTTCAGGTGTTACGACTTCGCCTTTCCCTGTGTCTACTCTACCTTGATACTCACTAGTATCATAACTGGGGTTATCTACCTTTATATTATCTAATATAGCTTGAGCCGAAGCGTAGTCTTTCTGTGCGATAAAAACATTTACTTGGTTTAATTGAGAGTTGGTATCACTTTCTAGTTTTTCCTTTTTAGCTACAACACCAGAGAAAAAGTCACCGTAACTACCTTCTTCTTTTATATTTACATTACTGTCGAATTTGGCACGAGTTACCATTGGAAGGTCGTTATCGTACGCCTCTTGTATGTACCTTAAATATCCCGCATCTTGCCAATCTCCCGCATCTTTTGTGGAGTTAGCCCTATTGTGTGTTTCAGTACGCAACTTCTTAAATTCAGTTGGGTTACTTTTCAACAAATCAAGAAGAGCATTACCATCCCTTATTATTAAACTAATGTTTGTATTCATAAATCTTATCATATTTATATTCATAAATCCTCCTATTAATATCTTATAATATAATTAACGCTTAAAGACTGCGGTTCTGTTGCGTGCCCTGTCCTTGGTGTTCCGTGAGTTCCATCGTCAACCGGTTCGGCTGCATATCCCGTAGTAACACCCGAAGGATATAATAGAACAGATGCATCACTTCCCGACTGAATAAGCCCGGAACTATATTGACTTCCATTACTATCTCTAATTAAATGCCTATGCCCTTGAAAATGGTCTTGTTCGTAATCACCTAACGTACTCGCATATTGGCTTCCACTTGCATCTACGCCTGATACACGTGTTGTTGTCCCAGAACCAACCGCAAATACTCCACGAAAATCAGGTAGACTGAAATTCGTAGAACTATCACCCGCACCATAGGTTTCACCTATAATTGCGTATAAAGTTGCATATGTTGTTCTTGAAACAGTTGAACCGTCGCAAACAAACCACCCCGTCGGTGCAGTAGAACCACCATACATTGTTATAGTCCCTGCTGGTAAAAAATTAACTACACCAGATACATTTAATGTCGTAGCTGTAATAGTCGTAACGGTAACGGTATTACTAAACGTGTTCTCACCACTCCACGTGTTTGCTATGTCTTCGATATTAAATGTTATATACTTCAAGTTGTCGTTTATCTTTGAGTACAACCTATAAGATGCTCCTGAATTGTAAAGAATTAACTGTTTATTGTATAATCTCGTTGCACTTGGAACAGATGAAACTTGCTTAAAGTCTATATTTTGTTTCTTGTTTAGAATGTAGAAGATTGTCGAGTTTAAATAACTTAGATCAATATTCCGCCACTCCTTTTGAGTAAACGTGTAAGGTGCGGTTTCTGCAAACAACGGTATTGAAAACATTGAGATAATAACTAATATTAAGAGTTTCCTCATTTTAAAGACTCTATTAAGTATCTTATCGTCATTCCCCTATACTCAAAAGATTGGTCAATATCGGTTTCACTTATTCTGTACTGGAAAAAGTAGCTTTTAGGAAACTGCAAAGGCATTACTTTTGTTATTAAACCGAAAGTGTCGTCTGATAAATTGAGTGTTTTAGTCGTCCACGAACCCCCTGAACCGTGCATACGATAGTCTATATTTACATTCCAGTCCCCTGCATCATTAAAAAGAGGTGCTATATCAAGTATTGTGGTTTCCCTTATACTTCCGAAATTGAATATTTTAGAACAGTAATAAGACTCATACCCCGTTCCGTCGTCGCTGTACGAATTTTCAACGTCTTGGCGATAAACTTTCCCCGTGTCCTTCGAGTCGCAAGAATAGAGGTTATTTTTATAAACAAACGTGCTCCCCCAATTCATACCACTACCGTTAAACCGTGTCCACTCGCCGTTACTTTGTAGCACTAAAACTACATTATTATCGTTGTTACTTGTGTTCGTTGATACGGCTATCATGTAGTTATCGTTGTAATCAATAGCAAACGGTTGCTTTAATGCAGAGCTTGTGTTATATGAAATACCTATTGAGTTTACCAAAGGATTTACGGTAGAGCTAGTACGACTTAATGACGAAGTGACGACTATGTACGGGCCAGTCGATATGTTTATCGGGCTACCGTTAGTTAAAACAGTCTTAACGGCAACTGATGCGGTAGTTGTTGACCCGCCACCTTGACCGTAATATACAATCGTCCCACCCGATGGCTTAGTTTCGTCTGCGCTAAAGTTACCCCAACTCCCCCATGAAGTACCTGCGTTGAGGGTTTGTGAGGTGTATGTCCCATTTAATGGATTCATAGTTGACATATATACTGCAAATGTTAAGTCATACGCCGGGTGTTCTGTCCATGCACCATCATATATTTTTGATGCCGTATTACCACGATTATACCGCTCCTCATAATAACCTACAAGTACTTGGCCAGCACCACTAACCGAAGACAACACTATATAATAAGTATAATCTTTGGTTAATTTTAAATGATTAAAATTAATATCTGTATTATCTCCTATTACAGAAGACACAGTAAGGGTGTATGATTCCATAATATTCATATC